TTAAAAAGCCTGTTAAGGGTTTTACCAAATTGTTTATCTCGCATCCAATACTTCAAGTCTCTTTCCATAAACCAAGTTTTGCTACCATCTTGGCCACCAGCTGTAAGTAATCTGATGTTTTTTGTATCAAAGTCAATAGCCTTTGAAAATACTTTACAAGGATTCCTATTTATGTTGTAGAAATACTTCTTTTCACCTTCATCGTCTATTGCTCCACTAATATATTGTGAGTTATGGTAGAAATAGATTTGATTTATGGTGTCATATTGATTGAATGACAAGCCAGGCACGATGTGAATCTGCTTGGATTGGAAATCCTGTATCTCTTGGTTAATTTGTTTTAACATTTTGGGTCAGTTTAACTGACTATTTCTAAGATTTGGTCAGCAAATTTATCAAGATTACCTGTAATCATAGGGTCTCTGTCAAATAGTCTAGGAGTTTTGGCCTTTAAGAAGGTTAGTAGCTCTTCTTTTTTATTAGTTTTTTTGATTGTTTTCTTTTCTTTTGTTTTAAACATAGTTTTAATTATCTTATTTTTTTTTACAATTACCTTGTTTTCTACCAGTCCTAGGACCTTTTCCTTTTGGACCAGTTTTATCTTTGTTTGGCATATTAATTATATTGAAATTTTCTTATTCTAGTGGGTGTTGCCTGTGCAGCCTGGATTTCGATAATCCTGTCTGGGTTAAACTCCCAATAGGCCAACATAGTAGATATAACGTCATCATCGTGGAATCCTTTAGCTGCCCCAGCTCCTTGCTGGATAGCTCCATCGTTCCAGGTGAAGACTTTCATCTCCTCGGTGGTCTTTTTATCGTAGATTTTTATTTGTTTGTTACGTAGCAACCCTTGAAAATGCTGGATTAGTTGCTGTTTAGATTCATAACTCATTTTGAATCCAAGTTTTTCTGTCTCTTTGTCGTATTTATAGTCTAGTTGTTTTCTTCGGTATACTTTTAGGTCTCTGATTTCCCTAATGAGGGCAGCTCCTGCTGCATTAGCTTCAGGGATTATCAGAGGTTTGTTGTATCTATAGTAAAGTAACTTGATTTTATCAGCTAAAGCAGTAATTGTTACCTTTCCGTTGAATTTAGCTACCTTTTTTCCTGTAGTGGAGATAACTGTGATGGAACCTGGGTCTACTACACCCTCAGAAGGGTCTACTCCCATACGATATTCCTCTCCTACTACACATTGTTCGTATATTTCGCATCCTTCTACCATCTCAACTGGTAGTTTCCGCATAGTTTCTAAATAATTTACGTGTTCTTTTGCAAATACTGTACCATTCATCATCAAATCTGTAGTCCATTCTCCTTTAACAAACCTTCTAATGTAATCTTCTCCCTTAGCTTCTTGGTCTTCTATATAATCATCTGGTAGATTCTCCCTATTATCGTACATTGAACTCTCATATAAGATGTAATTGGGTTTAGGGTTAGCCACGAAGTGTTCATAAGCCCAGAAATTAGCTGGATTACAGGTCATATTACCCTGTCTGAATGGTATGTCGGCTTTACCGCCTACTTTCTTACGTCTTAAACGGGCATTTAAGGCATTAAATACGCTATATTCTACTTCTTCTAGCTGGTCAATGAAGAAAGCTCCCAAATTTAAGGACTTTACCTTCTGTTCTGCCTTCTTAATATCAGCCGCACCACCCGATTGCATAGCATCTAAGCCAAATAAGATAATCTGGCTACCGTTCTTGAAGTTAATAACGCCATCCTTTACACGATACTCATACCAACTCTCTGGCATAAGCTCAAATAAATCAGGTAGAATAGCTCTTTCAATATCTGAAATGGTTTTTCTTCCCAACAGAATACGATTCCCAGGGAAACATCTGGCAAAAAGAACCAACTTTATATACAGCGCTAGGGACTTACCTGAACCAAAACCACCTGCGTTTAGGCAATAACGGTTAGTGAAGTCTGAAATGAACAGCGCTTGTTTATGGTTGAGTTTATATTTCTTCCCTTTAAGGGTAATTTCATCCAGTTGATACCCTTCTAGAATCTGCAACCCTAGTTTTTCGTAAGTATCTTGGTACATATCTTATCCTCTTAGTTTATATATAAATACTTAATCAACGGGGTTTTCGCCTCTCACCCTCAACGATGACCTATGCGAATAACTAGCCTTTTCGTAGCTCGTAGTGCCATTCCTACACGGATTAAGTATTATATCCGACTTATGTGTCTCTAACCCTCAGATTAGTTTCCACTGCGTAGTTTATATTTACAACTTTCCCAGAGTGCGTCTATTAGTTCTTTCTTTTTAAACCTCATCTCATCTAAATCTTTTAATGCTAACCACCAACTTTTTAATACCTTAATTGGCTTCTTACTTAATAAATTTGGGTTAATCACTCTGCTAATTTCCTCTAAGTCATCCCCTAGAAATTCTATTAAGATTCCAATATTAACAAATTCCCAATAAACTATATCTCCATAATCACCCCACTTCATAGCAATTGTAAACTTTTCTACCTCTTTTTTATTCAACTCATCCCATTGTTTTTTTGTTATACTTTGACGCATACTCTTTTAGAATAATGACCAATCGGATATTTCCTCCCCTTTAGTGGAGATTGTTTTCCTTTGTGATGTAATATAGTGTGGTCTTTAGCACTTATTACTTCCAAGTTATTTAAGTTATTATTTAATGGGTCTTCGTCTTTATGATGAACATACTCACATCTCTTTAGTTTTCTACCTATATATTGCTCCATTAAGTGTCTGTGTTCTCTTATTGGCTTACTATTAACCCAAATCACTCTATAACCGAAAATATCTATATGTCCACCTTTATACTTTGGATGATTCTCTCCTCGTGGCACTGAATCCTTTCTACTTCTAATAATATCTTTACAAGCACGATATACAGTAGAATAACTAACACCAACCATTAAAGCTACTTCTCTAGTAGATAACCCAGATTTATATAGTTTTCTTATTAGTTGTTTCATATTACTCTAGTGTTACAGTTTTCTTAGCTTTCTTTACTTCCTTTAGTTCATATATAGCTATTTCACCACTTTCTACTTCGTTTATGTCAGTAGAAGCATTAATCCATTTATAGTTTCCAAGGTTTTCTTCTTGGACGTAAATTGTTTTTTTAAATTCCATATTATTGATAAGTTAATATTATTTTATACGTATCTAATTACACACGGTTAGATTCTAGGTTTTATTTGTTATGTGGTCCTTTACCGTCTTGTTTCTTTTCTCCTAGGGGTTTATCTTCTTTTTCCTTTAGGGTGTCTAATGCTTGAACCATTCCATTAATTTCTGCTACTTGAAATGTAGCTGTTCTTGTTAAAAGCATTTGTTTAATTGCTTCTATTGTTTTGTTGTCCATAGAGATTATTGTTAATATTATTTTATAGAGATATTAGTTCTTCGGCTCTGAACTAGTATGGCCGCAGAAGTGGCGTAGCTTTCACACACTTACTAATATCCCTGTAAAATAACACATAAGTCATATATTGGAGTGTGTGGAGAGGTTACATATACATATCCCTTACAAATCTGACTCGACTTTACCCCCCCCTATACATTATATAGCCAGTTTAAGCCTATACTTAGTCAATAATTTACTTTAATAGTTTTAAGTTATGCTTAAGCTCTAATAAAAGCTACTAGGGTTGTATGAGGTGGTGAGGGCGTGGTATTTAAGCCTATAGGGCCTATAAGGGTATTACTCCTAAGTGTATAAGGTTGTATTGTCTCTATGGTAGTAGCTTGTTATCTCTCTATGTAGTTAATACTTGTTTATCCTTATTCTTATGCTTTTCCTTTAGGGTATTTAAAGTCTTAGTTTAATTATGTTTTACTTATGTTTATTCCCTTATGTATTAATAACCTTTTGTTATGTTTATCTATTTAAATCTAGGATACTTACATCAGCTTTATTATTTAAAGCCCTTAGATTAGCTTAGGTGGCTTCATTATTTGCCTATATGTTAGAATTAGCTTGTTTTTGTGCTTTTCTCTTGCTTGTGGATAACTATTGTTGACAAGGTTCAATATGTTTGCTATACTCTATA